CGGGAAAATGGATTTATTGGCGCACCCGGTAGAAACAAAGATGACCGAGTCATTGCCTGCGCCCTTGCCACCGTCTGCTGGGCAGAACAAGTCCAGCCAAGACTTATTGCACAAAAACTTACAAAAGAAATTAGCAAGTCTCAAGAAGACTTCACACCTGAACAACTCTCTGTTGGCAGAAATGTCAGCGATTATTTGAAAAGGATTGGCATGTATGGCGCTTGAAATCTATGTGTATGCACCCAATGCTGAGAATGACAGGCAAAGATTAAAAGAAATGCTCGAAAGCACGGGCTATAAAGTCCTTGATATGCAGCTGCAAGTCTTTGCTGAGAGCCAAGAAACTTACTTTTTAATGACGGTGGAACAAAGTGACACCCCTATCCAAGACTGAACTGAAGAAACAAATCAAGAGATTCATATCTGACAAGGACAGAGGCATTTCTCTGCCCATGTTCTGCGAACTCGCTGGCATCAGCAGAGCCACGCTGCTCGATTGTTTTCACTACGAAACAGAACCTTTGTCAGAAACTACCCAGCGCAGGGTTAACAAAGCCTACATGCAGTGGAAAGCTGGCATGGTCAAGGTGATGAGCAGGCGGGACAGAAGCAGGTTTATTGAGTACAGGAAAAAGGCTAAGCCCCCAATTATTCACGGTTTGGGGCTAAAAGTAACCTCAGAAGGCATCAAACTGCGTGTAGGTCTGGTCAACCGACACGATTACAGCGAACAAGACCTAGATGAAGCACTAAGGGGGTAACATGGCAGTCCTAAAAGACTATTATTGCGATACGCACGGCATTTTTGAGGCATGGGAGGCAAAATGCCCCATGAAGAACTGCAAAGGCGAGCTGAGTGTCGTTTTTCTCAAACCAGTGGGCTTAAAGTCCGATAAAACCAAGAAAACAGACAGAACAGTCAATCAACTGGCTATTGACTACGATATGACCGATATTAAGTCCACCAAAGAGGGTGAATATCAAACTGGCTACATGAAACGCAACAACAAGCTCTCTGACAAAGAGTTTGAACAAGCAACAGAGGCCATGAACGCCCAAAACAAAGAAGCAAGACCCGGTGACGCTGCGATATGGGGCGCTGGCGGAAACATCAGCATGAAATCCGTTATGGGTGGACAATTTAAATCCATTAATGGAGAATCTGTGGGAATAAACCCCAAAGCCGCAGGTAATTTAGCCGGGCCACGTGCCGCTAGTTACATGCCAGACCCCGATAATTTACAGGTGAGCAAGCCATGAGAATACCTACCGACCCGCAAGACCGTGAAATCTTTTATCTTGACCTGATTCAAAAATGCTTGGTGTCCAGAGAAGAGCGCAAAGTTGACTACAGTTCTCTGCGGAGTTGGTATCTTTTTGGTAACGGGCCTGATGAAGCGCCAGCTCTGTACAACAAAATCTTTCCTCACATTGACCAGCTAACCTCATTCCTCTACTCAGCGGAGACAACAAGGTTTAGCATTCAAATGGGCGCTGCCGTTAGCGAACAAGAACACGTGAAAGAGCCAACACTTACTCGTGCGCTCAATGACGAGTGGGTAAATAGCAACGCTGACCAAGTATTTTCTTCTGCAACAACTTGGGCGCTGGTCTACAACTCTTGCTTTGTTAAATTGATTGTCAACAACGGACTTCACCCCTACCTTGTTGAGCCTTCCTGCATTGGTGTGCTGCGAGAAGATACGCCCTACACAGACAGACAAGAAGCACTTGTTCAAACTTACTACATCACAAGGTCTGAACTATACGCACGGCTTTACTCTCACCCCAAGCGAGATGAAATCGTTGCACGTGTAGGCGCTACGCAGCATGAGCGCACGGATATTGCCAACGGCATAGAGCGCATTATCATGTCGCAGTCAAACCCTACCATGTACGGTAACGTCAACCTTGACCTTGCTGGAGGCAACCGCTACAAGGCAACCGTTGCTGAAGACACTGTAGAGATGACAGAGTTGTGGGTGTGGAACGATGACATACAAGATTATCAAGTTGTCACCAAAGCAGACCCAGATGTCATCATTTATGACAGAGCTGGTGAATCAGTGTTTGTCAAAGGTGAGCTGCCTTTTGTGCAAATTGCACCTAACCCTTTGTATGACTATTACTGGGGCGGTTCAGAAGTACAGCGCCTTGTTTACTTGCAGCAACTGCGTAACAAACGCATGGCAGAAATTCTTGACTTACTGTCTAAACAAGTTTCACCACCAACGGCTTTGATTGGTTTTACAGGAATCTTGGATGAGAAAAACTTTGCGCTCAACCGTGCAGGCGGCTTGCTTGCAACTGACATGCCTAACGCAAAAGTTGAAAAACTTGCGCCTCAAATTCCTCCAGATTTATTCCGTGAAATTCAAGAAATAGATTCCATGTTTGAAGAAGCATCTGGCATTGTCTCTGTGCTGCAAGGCAAGGGAGAGTCTGGTGTGCGCTCCTCTGGTCATGCCTCACAGCTGGCTAGACTTGGTTCATCACGTGCAAAGAAACGTGCGCTTATCATTGAAGACAGCTTGGAGAAGTTGGCGACACTGTATCTGAAAGCCATGCAGATATACGACAACACGCATTACACAGATACAGAGGGACGCAAGTTTATTGCTGAGCAGTTCACAAAAGATTTTGTTGTAAAAGTGGACGCACACTCTAACTCTCCTATTTTCATGGAAGACCTGCGCCAGCTTGCGTTTAACTTGTACAAGTCAGAAGTCATTGACAAAGAATCTTTGCTTGACTTGCTTGAGCCTCCCATGAAACAATTACTCAAAGACCGTCTGAAAAAGATGGAAGAGAAAAAAGCCAAGCAGCAAGAAGCACAAGCGGCAGCGCAGCAAGCTGAAAAGCAAGCGCCAGCCAAAGGTAAACCAGACTTAAAACAGGTGGGATGATGGCAGAAGCTAAAGCAGTATCACCAAAGAATGACCAGCCTCGGGTCAACACCAAAGAATTATCTCGTGGCGAGCAGTCACCTAGCTTGACATATCGCACTCAAGGTATTAAAAACACGACTGGGCGTAGTCAGCGTGATTATGCTCGCCGTTAACAACTAAGGAATGAACATGTACAAATCTAAACGTGGTCGTAAGACCCGCAGGTAATTCCCTTTAACAAGGAATCGGGTGTGGCTTCCTTCCCGCCAAAAGGTCGCCGCCTTCAACATGGAGAAGACTATGCGTAAAGCTCGTAAAGGTCGTAAGAGCCGCAAGTAATTAAGCGGGGGTAACCCCGTTTAATTGCGGTTTGACCGTTAAAAATTCTTTGAAGGGCTGAATTAAAATGCCCTTCACTTGTTGACAAGTTGTTTGTATATGGTTACAAACGGCACATAAGGAGTTTTTCATGGCTGTCCCTGAAGCTAAATTGATGGAGTTAATGCGAGGCCCACGTTCTGGCGGGGGTGGCAATCCTTCCGGTTTATCTATGCCTTCTGCTGATATGTCTAATCCGACAGCAATGTCAGATTCGGAAACTCCTCCGATGGCTTCGCCAATGTCCACGCCTGAACCCAAAATGGGGTCAAAAGAAGCCGCTATGATTAACTTAGGGATGGCTATGGACTTGTTAGAGCAGTCTCTCCCAGCCCTTGGCTCAGAAACAGAAGAAGGACAGAAAGCTCTAAACGCTATTCGTGTCCTTAATGGCATTCTTGGTCAACGCAAAAACAAAACAAACGAATTACAGCAGTCTGAAATTTTGCAGATGCTGCAAACCCTTCCTCAAGCTGGTGGCGCATCGCCTGAGGGCAAAGCTATGTCTCAAGCGCCTATTCCCGGTATGCCACCTATGGGCGGCGCACCACAACCACCCCAAATGTAAGGAACTATCATGGACTTGTTCAAACCCCGTGGTGCTGCAGCGCCCCGCCGTCCTACTGACAACAATCAGCAGCATGGCGTAATCACAAACACTCCCCGTTTTTCTCAACTTGGCGGCTTGTCTGCTCCTAACAAAGTTGGCAAAACAGGCATGGCTGTTCAAAAGCCCGGTGACGGTAAAAAAGTTATCTAATACAGATAAGAGGGTAATTAAATGTCTTTAGAAAACGTATCTTACGAAGCACGTGATGAGCTTGCCGCCTTAGCGCAGCAACTCGCAGATAATCCTGCAACACGTAAAGATTTCCTACGCATGACCAAAAAGGTCAAGCCTGACCTGCCTATTCCAGAACTGGACATGGAAGACTACACCTACAATGCAGTCAACAAGTCTGAGCAACGAGTGCAAGCACTTGAAGCTAAGTTGCGTGAACGGGATGCCGTTGAAGAGTTGCAAAAACGCAGACAATCTTTGATGAAAAAAGGTTTGATTGCTTCAGAAGATGAAGTTAAAGACGTTGAAAAAATTATGCTGGAGCGTGGTATCACTAATCACGAAACAGCAGCAGAGTTTCACCAGTGGATGAAACAAGCAGCAGTGCCTACTTCTTCAGGATATAACCCTTCAGCTGTCAAACAATTTGACCTGAACAAATATTGGAAGAATCCGGTCAACGCCGCTCGTGATGAAGCTGCAAGCGCACTCAGGGATTTGCGTAAACCGCAACGCCCTATTGGGTTGTAAGAGGGTAAATGGTGAGAGCGAAAGTTCTCTTTTTAATACGTTCGTAAGGAGGCCTTATGGCTATTGGCGGCGGCATCCTACCAGCTACGGGGTCATCTCAGTTTAATGAACTGACTTACGTAACTCGTAGAGCCTTTATTCCCAAGCTGGTTGTCCAGCTTTATAACTCGACACCTTTGATGGCGGCATTGATTGCAAACAGTCAACAAGCCAGCGGCGGTGTTTCTTCTGTAACCGTTCCCGTGCAAGGCGCACAGTTTGTGAACGCTCAATGGTCTGACTACAGCGGCTCGTTCGCTCAGCCTTCAGTCCAGCAAGGTGCTTACAATGCTGAATTCGACCTGAAACTGATGATTTCTCCCGTACCGTTCCTCGGTATGGAGGGCGCAGTTCAGCAAGATGCAGCCATTATTCCGTTGATTGAAGCTCGTATGAACGATGCAACCAACGTGATGATGGACGCAATGGCTACTGCCTTGTACAACAACACAACCAACACTCAGCAGTTCATCGGCTTGCCCGGTGCTATTGATGATGGTACAACCTTGGCGACCTACGGTAACATCAACCGTAGCACCTACACATGGTGGAAGTCCAAGCAATACGCCGCTGGCGGTGTAAACCCAACTCGTCAAAACATCTTGCAATACATTTCTGGTACTGTGAAAAACGGTGCTGAAATGCCTTCATTCGGTGTTTGCGGTTTTGGTACATGGACATTGTTGGCTCAAGACTATGTTGGTCAAGAACAATATGTCATCACCCCCGGTTCTGGTTTTGATTCTGACCCCAATGGCCCTCAAGCTGCATTCCGTGCCTTGATGGTTGCTGGTGTGCCAATTTATCCCGACCCGTACTGCCCAGAAGGTACTGTGTACTTCCTGAACACTAACTACTTGTCTCTGTACATCCACGAGCAAGGTTCGTTTGTGTTTACGGGCTTTGAGTCCACACTTCCTAACTGGCAAATTGGTTATGTTGGTGCAGTTTTGATGATTGCCGAATTGGTAAACGTCAAGCCTAAAGCCATGACCAAGGTGACGGGCTACAACTACCTCTCTCTGTAAGGAGTTACAGCATGTCATTAAGCGCAAATAAAATCCTACTGGCGAATGCCGCCACGAACACCCCCGGTGCGTACATTCTTACGCAATCGTTGGGTAATGCTACCGCCATCATTCCTGCTGGTTTTTATCAGGTGTTGGCTACAGCAAATGTCACTATTGAGATGAATACATCAAACAACATTTCCTCCCCAACATGGGTGGTTTCGTTGGCTAA